GTGGTGTGTATGTTAATCCATAAGAATGTAATACTTCCGCTTTAGAAACAGAATTAAACCAAGGACACAAAGTAGAAACGGAACCAACGTCATCATCCCCATATGTAATTTGGTGCACATATTTCCGATAATAGGCAAAGCTCTGCGAAGGTGCCAAACTATAAAATGCACACCGTGACAAAATGGAATTCACTAAAGAATTCAAATAAACGGTCAAATTTTGACCGCTAGGATTGCCTCCCATTAACATTATTAATGATCCATAAAAATTGACAACAGGTGTGGTAATGTCAGGAATAATAGATCTCATAATGACTAAAGACTCAGCATCGTATCCAATATCTTCAGCCATTTGAATTAAAATACCCATACAAGCTTGAGTAACATTCAATGGTAATTGTTGATCATACCCAGAATAATCACCAGCAACTATCCGATCTTCACCATGAAATGAAATATGTGAAATCATTTCCCCCCAATCTGTACCGTGACTATTAATCCCAACAGCACATTCTGACATTAATGGCATCTCAGATAATAACCTAACAATAGGTAAATAGTATTTGCGGACAATTAGTTTGAGGTCTGTTGAAGCACCAAAAAATACTCGCACTTTCTCACTGCCTATTTTTTTTGGTTCGTCTTTCAAATGTGCTGTAAAAACAGGATAACACCTTTTTCCTTTAACATAGTCTTCTTCCATTTGAGTTACGCGATCCCACAAAAACTCTGCTTCTTTTTTAAAACGTTTAGAACCTTCTGGCCCTTCAATATATTCAGACAATGTTCCGGATAAAGGAAAGCCCATAGAAGAAGTGCCCTTCATTTTATCAATAAAGCGCATACCGTGTATTCCATTCAAGACTTCTGCGTTAGTCAATGGTCGAGAAAATAAGTTACCAGTGGCAGCAAACAATTTTAAATTTTTCCTTATGGGTAATAAGTAATCTTGCACAGCCCTTTGTAAAATGCAGGATTTTGGACCAATACCAGGTTCTGCAAACTTAAATAAGTTTTTTGAAAAATGGAACCATTTAGGTGGTGCATTCATATTGGGTGGTCCATAAATTATATCCCTTCCAATAAAAGAAAAAAAATCTTGGGCGTATTTACGTATTTCCACTTTAGTACGATACTTATGTGTCGGACCTATATCACCATAATTGATTATGTAATCGTTTCTAGGTATAAAAAGCATAGGGTGATCGGGTTTCACATCTGGTGTTAAAATTGGATTAATATGTTTACAATGTGCTATACCAAAGTGGGGGTCAAACTCCC